GCTGTAGGAGACACATTCGATGCTACTCTCGATCCAATTGATCAAGCCGATCAAGCTATGAACAATGCAAAATTAGCAATGGCTGACGTAGGAGAATCAGTCCAAGTAAGCCTTTTGCCTTTTTTTGAAAAAGCAACTTCCTTATTACAGGAATTCTCTAAATGGTGGGGGTCTCTAGATCAAGATACAAAGAATTGGATCATAACAATTGCTGGGATAGCGGCAGCAGTTGGACCAGTACTAATCGTTCTTGGTTCACTTATGGGATCTGTTACAAAAATTGTCGGTGGTATCAACAGTTTCATAGGAATTTGGCAAAAGATGTCTGTGTTTCTCGCTGCAAATCCGTTTGTCTTAGTGATTGCTGGTATAGCATTATTGATTGCTGGATTTGTTTTGGCTTATAACAAAGTCAAATGGTTTCGAGATGGTGTCAACGCATTCTTTCAAGGCATATCAGATATAGCTGTTCAAGTATTCAATTTTCTAGGTGGCTTTATCGGTGGTGTATTCGGTGGAATCATAGCAAACTTCAATAACTACTTTAATGCTGGCAAAAGAATATTTAACGGATTTCTAGATTTTATTACAGGAGTATTCACTGGTAACTGGTCGAAAGCATGGGAAGGTGTCGTGAATATTTTTGGAGGTATATTTGATGGGATTGTGGCAATTGCAAAAGCACCAATTAACGGTCTGATTGGATTGATCAATGATTTTATTGGTCTAGCAAACAAAATTAAAGTGCCAAAAGGAGTTCCAATCGTCGGAGGAAAAGGAATTCATTTTGATAAAATTCCTTATCTGGCTAAAGGCGGTCACTTAATCAATGGGCAAGCAATTGTTGGTGAAGCTGGACCTGAGTTACTGACTGCCAAGAATGGTAAAACCACAGTTACTCCATTATCAGACGAAGAAAAACGCAAAGGAATCAGCGGAAGAGTTTCCGGAGGTAGCATTGAACAGCATATACACATTGGCAAAGTCGATGCAAACAATCCATCTGAGTTAGATCGTATGAATCGTAAATTTGCTAAAGCAAACCAACAGGCTATTTATGATTTGGGGGGTGTTCCTATTTGAGTCGACAATTTATGAATCCAGATGAACCAAATTTTATTTGGAAAAATCGGAATGCAGTAATTGATATGGATTGCATCATTGAGGTAGAGCTTCCAGATATTATGCCGAACAAGCGATACGAAACTTACACGATTCAGGGCCGAAGCGGAGAATTGACGGAGACGTTTGATGATTATGAACCTTTTGATTTGGAAATAGAAGGGATCACTATCCCACATTCGAAACTGAGGGAAGTCAAACGATGGCTTACTGGTAAAAGCCAATTAATCACTCATAATGATCCAGACAAGTATCTAGATGCTATCTGCAGCATGGATAAAGAAGTCCCATTCGAAAACGAGTGGGGCTTCTTTTATACATTCGATGTTACTTTTCGTTGTCAGCCACTCAAAAGAAAAATCGGTGAAGCACCTAAAATTTTTCATTCTAGTGTTATGGATATTTTTGATCATGGTGACGAAATTGCACATCCTTATCTGGAAATAGAATCGAACGGAGGAGATATTACGATCGCTGTCGGTGACAAAAGCCTAACAATACTTAATACTTTAGCTGCAACAATCGTGGTTGATACTCAGCTTGGGAAAGCAATACAAGAAGGTTTGAATTTATTTACGCGTGGTGATTGGCCAGTATTGCAGCCTGAATGGAATCAGGTAAAAGTATCCGGAAAATTTAAAGAAGTGCGGTTTTGGAATAGGAGTGTGTATCTGTGACACAAGAATTTATTTATGCTTACAAAAAAATGCCAGATGATTTGAGTGTTAACGGAGCGTCGTTGGTTGACTGGGAAGATTTGCCAGAAATCAATCGTGTATTAAATGGTCAATATCGTTTTTATGGTAACTATTCACGAGGCGGTCAGTATCGGTCTTACTTAAAAAAAGGAAATTTCATAAAAGCGAAGGTACCAGATGGATCATGGCAATACTTCGAAATTTACAATATCAAAAAGAATTTGACATCCGTTTCTGTGACAGCCAGACATATTGGTTTTATGGCCAATAAAAACTTTATCGTTAAGTCATTCACGGATAACGGCAACGGTTCTCAAATCATGACCAATCTTAAAAACAGTTTGGCATTTTCTCAAAAATTCAATTATCTTTCGAATGTTGGAACAACACACCAATTTACTGCAAAGCAAGTTGCTCCAGTGGATGCAATTATTGGTTCAAATAATGGTAATCAAAACTTAGTCGGTGTTGCAAGCGCAGAATTAGATATGAATAACTATGATCTTAATCTTGTTAAACAAATTGGAGCTGATAATGGATTCAGAATTGATTTTGGCTTGAATCTAGAAGCCATTGAAGAAGAAATTGACGAAGAATCTATTGTAAACAGTCTATTTCTGGTCGGTGGAGTCCCTGATAATGATTATGATGAAGACAAAGAACCGATTACTTATGGTTTCTTAGAAATAGATGGAGTAACGGATGAAAATCGGCGCATAGGTAAAAGAGAGAATTCGGATTGTAAAACAATCGACGAATTAAAGAAATGGGGCAACACACTTTTTGAAAATGATCGTATTCATGAACCTAAAGCGACTCATACTGTTAGTATGGTTTCTCTAGAACATACTTTGGAATATGGGGAAATGTATCGAAAACTTTCAACTTTAAGTTTCGGTGATGTGGTCCACGTAAGAGCGAAACAGCTCGATATTGAAATAACTGAGCGATTAGTTGAATATACCTATTTCCCAACACTAGGTAAGTATAAGGATTTAGTTTTAGGAAATGACTTATCTCTATATACTTCAACGATAAATACACAAGCACAAGAGTTAAAAAAGAAAATTGATAACCGGACAGAAACGTTAGTACAAAATGTACTAAACGCAACGGCATGGATTACTGGAAATTCAGGTGGACATGTCGTTTTTCGTCCAGAAAAAGCACCATCAGAAATTCTTATTATGAACACGGCTAATGTTTCTAGTGCTAAGCGAGTTTGGCGTTGGAATTTGAATGGTTTAGGATATTCAGACAATGGAGTGAATGGCCCATTTAGTGTTGCTATGACATCAAAAGGTGAAATTGTGGCTGATTTTATTAAAGTTGGCACGATCAATGCGGAAGTGTTTGAATCTTCGTTTAATGCTTATGGCGATGTTTTGAAACTTGTAAGAGGAACGCTTCAAATTTGGAACAACAAAAATAAAATAATGGAGTTAACTAGAAAAGGAATGGAATTTTGGTATGGCAATAGGTCTATCGGAACAATGGGAACCGAAGGTAATCAGTTTCCTGATCTGGTTGTTGGTATGGACTCTCAGGGAAATCCAGTGTATGCAGATTTTGATGGTAAAGCTTTACAAATTAATTTGAATTCTGGTGGTGAAGCAATTGCTATTAGTTCTGTTAAAGGACATGGATTAATCGTTGGTAAAAAAAATATGTATTTAATTAATGATCGTATAGACTTGATCGGAAGAACTTCCATAGGTGGACGTTTAGATGTGAAAGAACTTTATGTGAATGGGCAAAAAGTGATACCTGGACAAAGCGGTGGTCCATCAGGAGGTGGAGAATCTACTGGTGGATATCCTAGTGAATTAAAAACAGATGCAGAAAAGAGAGCTTGGAGAATTTACGATATTTTGTGTAATAACGGATTTACGAAACAATCTGCATGTGGAATATTGGGGAACATTCAACAAGAAACAGGAGGAACTTTTGATCCTGATACTGTTCAAATAGGTGGACCAGCATACGGATTAGTTCAGTGGGATGGTTCTTCATATCCTCTTGTTGGTCCAGCAACATGGGATGGAAAAGTTTATGTTCAAAACTTATTTAATGCTGCAGGTATTAAAGAACCAATAACGAGCTTAGATGCACAAGTTCGATTGCTTATTTGGACATTTACAAATGGACAATGGATGGGCGTAGTACAACCTACGACGGTTGATGGATTTAAGGCCTGTACTGATCCAAGACAAGCAGCATATGCTTTTGAACGAAACTATGAACGTCCGGCAGCGACACATCCTGAACGTCAAGATTATGCAGTTAACTGGTATAACAAATTTAAAGATTTAAAACCAGGAGGAGCTACTGGAGAAGCAGGACTAAAACATTTAGAGTCTTTGATTGGACAACGAATTGGCAATGGTCAGTGTTATGGCTTGTCTGCAGAATATTCAGGATATCTGGGTGGTTGTGGCATGGGTGCTGGAACAAAATATGGTTTAACTCATGTGATAGGAAATACTTCTGCAGCATCTGATATTGGTATTGCCTATGATTGGTCTGCTGTTGGTTGGAAAGTGATTCAAAACCCTAGATATGATCAATTAGTAGTTGGTGCAATTATTAATTGGGCAAGAGGTGGACAAGTGGGTTCATGGTTTGCAGATGGAACTTATGGACATACTGGCGTTATCCGAGGCTTAGCTAATGGTCGTATGCAAACTTATGAACAAAACACAGAGTTAGGTATGATTTGTGGAAAGTTAGATCGACAGTATTATAGTGCAAGTGCAATTTCTTCCATTGTCATACCACCAAAATAGGGAGGTGATTTAATGGCAAAGTGGAATGTCATATTAAGTACAACAGAACCCTATAATTACGTGGGGATGATTCAAGTTCGACAAGGCAATAAAAACACTGAAGTTATGGAAGCTACAATTGTCGAAAATGGTCTTCCATATGATTTATCAGAATGTAAGGTATATTTTGAATCAGTTGTTGGCGGAAAATATCCAGTCCAATTAGAAACAAAAATTGTGGATGCTAAAAAAGGGAAAATCAAATATATTTTTGATAAATATTCCATGCAGTGTTTGCATCGACAAACAGCCAATTTCATTATATTTAAAGGAGAAGACTTGATTGGAACAACTCAAGACTTCTCTTATTTTGTCATCAATGCTGTTTCAAAAACAGAAGGAGAAATGGGTTCTTATTGGCAATCAATTGAAGATTTAATTGCTGATATGACAGATTTTATTAATGAAAATAAAGGCGATTTTACGGACTGGATGAATGAAAGGAAAGAAGAATTTGATCGCTGGAGAGAGGAACAGGAGAATAGTTTCCAAGATTGGAGAGAAGAACAAGAATCAGATTACTTGTCATGGTTTGAATCAATCAAGGATATTTTGAAGTCTATCGATCCAGGTGGAGTAATGTTAGCCGAATTAATGGATGCACGTGTAGATCTTCAAGGTGTACGCCATGAATCGATTTCTGAACGTTTCCTATCCGATCTAAATTATTTGTATCAAAAAATGAAAGCAGCACTTTTCACGATTGAATACGGTGAAATTGAAGTGACTGATATTCTTCAAGACGATCTCTTTTCAGATAATCACGAAGTCGAAAAAATTGAAACAGTAGAATTTCCAATTGAAGAAGGAGCTTTGATTATTGCAACTGTTGGTGATCCAAAACAGAATGTTTTCACTCTTGAGAAAGTTGGGGTGATTTGATGGTTAAAGTAAAGAGAATGATGGAAACTGATGAATCTGGTGTTAAACGTCAATTTATGCCAATTACACATGTCTCTGCAGTTTTAGGCTTAGAAAAAATGATATCAGGACAATCAAAAGTTCTTTCGGTTAATGGTAAATATGGTGCAGTCATTTTAACGAAAGCTGATTTAGGATTAGAGAATGCAATTACTGAACTACCTTATGCAAGCGAGACAAGCGATGGTATTCTTACTGCTGAAATGTTTCAAAAGATCGTAAATGGAGAAGGTGGAACATATATTTTGCCGATTGCTACTCCTGAACAATTAGGAGGTATAAAAGTTGGGGAACTCTTAGAAGTTACTGAAGAAGGTGTTTTATCTGCAACTAAGCAAACAGACTTCAATTTCTCTGAAGAATTAAAGGGAAAATTAGAATCTCTAAAAATATTAAAAGCAGGTGCAAATATATCAATTGCAGAAGATGGAACAATTAGTTCTACAGGTGGTAGTGGGACTGGTGGTGTTAATCAGTCATATGTAGATCAAAAATTCCAAGAAGCTGTAAATCAAGCAGAAAGTTACACAAACGAAAGAATTCCAAATTTTACTTTTGAAAAAATCGGGGAGGTATAGAAAATGACAGATATCGTAAAAATAAAACAAAGCGGTGTACAGGTTTATCCACAAACTCATTGGAATGCTATAGAAGGCAAACCAACAACGGTGAAGGGAGATAAAGGCGATCCTGGCCAAGCAGCAACAATTACCATAGGAACCGTTTCTAGTGGTTCAACCGCTTCTGTTACGAATGTAGGAACATCATCTGCAGCTAGATTTAATTTTGTTTTACCAAAGGGAGATAAAGGTGATCCTGGAATAAATGCCACAACTACAGCTGTAGCTACAACTACAGCAAATGGGTTGATGTCGTCCACAGATAAAACTAAGTTGGATGGAATTGCAGCTGGAGCACAGAAAAATCCAGGTAATGCTACAACTACGACAGCAGGTTTAATGTCAGCAACCGATAAAGTGAAACTTGATGGATTAGCGAATATTACATTTGAGAAAGTGGGGACGGTTTAATGGCTGATATTGTGCAATTAAAAGAAAAGGGCGTTCCTAAGTATTTGAAAACTCATGCCAAAGGAATTGATGGTGTGGAGGGTGTTTTAGTAAAAGCCACAGGTAATGAAACGGTCTTAGGAACGAAAAATTTTAAAGACGGATTGCAATTCAATGGATTGTCTGTGCAAGCAGGTATGATCGAGCGAGCTATCACACTAGCTGATCGAAGTGATACAACAAACGTAACTGATGTGAATGGAAAAATAATCAGAATCGGAAACATCGTATTTCTTACTTTTAATTTTAAATGTGGCACATGGCCCGAAGGATCAGAAACTCGTTGGATTTTAAGAATCCCAGACGGTTATAAACGCGATCAAGGCTATCCAGCGCAAACCGCGCTTTCACTAGTTAGAAATGCAAGTCAGCCAGCGGATGCACGTGCATTCATTGATCAAAGTAGCATCATACAAGCCAAATCAGGTTCAGGTAGTTCATATATTTCAGGTATGTGGATCACTCGAGATCCTTGGCCGGCTTAACAGATTACTAATTGGAGGAAGAGTAAAATGAAAACAATTTATAAAGTATTATATCCACTAGGTTACGAAGAACACGAAGTAGAGGATAATTTCCCAACTGGTTTACCTTTTGTAGAAGTTCCACCTATTTTGTTTGAGAAGAAGGAAGATGAGACGGATGAAGCTTTCGGAAGAAGACAACAGTCGCAATTCTTTAACTTCACTGAAAATAAGTGGGAAGAAGCAGTTACACAAGATTATTCAAAAAAATTAGAACTACTAGAAAATTTATCTATAGGTTTACAGGTAGATAATGCTGCATTGAAAAAAGCAAATGAAGAGCTTACTACAAAAGCAGAAGGACTAGCACAAATTAATTCGAAAACCATGCTGACATCCCTTCAAAACACAAAAGACATTGCTACTATCAAAGAACAACTTGACGGAGGAAAATAATATGTATTCTTATGATGATATCAAGATGATGTTTGACTGGAATTGTTTTACTGCTGACCAAGTTCGACAATTCGTTCCACTATGCATTACAGACGAAGAAGCAGAAAAAATTATTAACAAT